GTCTACCCCTGACACACGTATCGAATTCGCACCCTCGCACCAACGTCTCTCTGCCTTGACGCAACTTGCTGGTATTGAGCGGCACGGCCTTCCCTTGCGATGACAGACTTTTAGCGTAAGACGCCTCCAGCATCGGATAGAAAACCGACCCCCCACTCAACTCCAGCCCGATGCGCTCGATCTCAGAGACATGCTTAGCAAGATATGCTCCTGTCGCGTGTGACGGCTCCGTCTCCACATCCGTACCCGCGACGTCGTATGCACACCCCTTGTCATAAACGACATCATAACGCCGTAGGTGCGCCCGGCCACAACGATCGAAGACCGGCCCGTCGCCCAAACCTGCCCGACCGAGTAGCACGTCGCTTATAGCCCGCGCCCCATACCCCGTCCTATGCCTTACGCTCTGGACCAACATCATCGCCGGTAAGTCATGACCACACCGATTAATGAGCGAACGGGCACTTGTCACCACACTCGTCAACAACGAGGCGGGCCCTAGCTGACCCGGCGTGACCCAGTTCCCACTGACCAGCGACGCTACGCTGCGTAGTGCGTACCCCACCGCATAGTCAGGCTTGATCGCCATCCGCAAAAACTCACGCGTACGCGACCCGATACTTTGCTTGAGGGCGTTCAACCGACACCCCGCCGCACGCATAGAGCTGAGCAGCGACACGACGTCAGTATAGTTCGTAAACACGGCTACGATGTCGTCTCCCGTGTGTAGCGAACTGTAGGCACCTGACGCCCATTTGCCCGGGTCTGCGGCTATCATGTAGGCCGCGTTGAGCACGCTATTGAAGAATGTCGTACCACGATGGCCGGACATCAACGTTCCCGTCACGCGGCCCAAGTACTCACCAGCCGCGTACAAGTCTTCGCGCTCGAGACTGCCCACCAGACGCCTGAGGAGGGCAGCGTCATAGCCCGTCGCGGTGCCAGCTTCCTCGAGCACGATCTGCATCGCCCTCGTAGTATGCTGCGAGTTGAAGTCGTCGTAGTCCAGCATGACTGAGACATAATTGAACGGACCCAACTGCCGCACCCTCTCAGCAATGCTGGACGGACCCTCTGCTCCGGGGTCGAGGAGCACGCGCTTATTGCGCCACGCCTTCTCGACCCCGGACAAGAAGTGCTGGAATGCTACATACGTCACAGTGTCGCAAGCAAGGATTAAACGAACTTTGCCGTTCTCCTCCTTCCAACTAGCAGACACCTTGAAACTGCCGTCCCACTCATGCATTGGGTTTGCACGCCAGTTCTCCATCGCCACGCGTCTGTGGACGTGGCCCTTAGTCGTCACACGCCACACTGGGTCGCTCCGCTCGACCGTGCGCGAGTGGCCGCCGTTGACACACCATAGCCACCTGCGCTCCCAGAACTCGTCGATGTCTTCGAACTTGACCCTGTCCACGTCAAGCTCGAGATTCATGACAGTCCTGACTGCCGCCCTAAGGACATTGTCCTCGTAAAGCGTAGGAGGCGGGGCCGCACACCGCTCGGAGGCCTTGTCACGCAGCGACCCCCGCGGTAGGCCTTTCCCCAAAAGACTAGTAGCCTCGACCACCACAGCACCTAACTGGCTAGCATTTAAGCCGAGACCCTTGATGGTCACTGTTATGGCCTTCGCATCCTCATCCTCACGCGCTATCATCATGATCGCGACTAACATGGGCCTAGGCACAACCTCGCACATTGCAGCCCCGGCAAGTAGGCACGACGCCGCCTGGTCGTTCGTGAAACCCCTCGTGTAACCCGACCAGTGCTGGTATTCAGCCGCCAGCGCCGGTCGGAGCCTCACCAGCGATTCCCATGCGTCACTGAAACTAACATTGACCTTCTCGCCCGCTTGTGTTGCTGCCTTGAGGGGGTACGGCTTCAACTCCCTCTCACGCGAAAGGTCGATGGCCTCCGGCACACATGACGCCACAACCCCGCTGATATCCAACGCTGCGTCCACCACCCATCTGATAAAGGCCGCGTCCATGTCTAAGTGCACCATAACCTCGCAACAAAGAAACATATACGCCACCGCCTCCATTACCTTACCTGCGCTATGAGTCTGCATCACGTAGATAAGTTGCCGCTCTATTGGTAGAACGGCAAGAACCTCTAGCTTGCGTCTTTCGACTAAGGTCAGGTACGCCACACCTAACCTCCCGAGCGTTTTCGCGCGCTCGAGTGCGCGGGCCCACGGGCCTATGGCGCCGCCGGCGTAGGCGGGGTCGTGTTGGCGGCGGTGTCCTGCCCGCTCGTTCCAACTTCACCATCCGCCCCGCCGTTGACCTCACTCGCTGCTTGCGCCCCCGCACTCTCGCCTGACGCCGCACCGCCACCCGTCGCAGCCTGTGCATCCCGCAGCGCCTGCACCTCCGCTTCCGTCGCAGGCGGACGCCCCGCTGCACGCGGTACCGACAACGAGTGCCCGCTCGGGTAGTTGGCGCTTGTTTTACCGGCCGGACCTGGCTCCGCCCTCCTACTGGGAACACGCGACAGCCCAAGCTGATACGACAGCGGCATCGGCGGTCCTTCGACCCGCATATCCGGTACCTTTGCGGTAGGGTCTGAGCGGCGCACCGACGCGCTGAGCTCACTCATGCGGTCGGGGGGGCCGTACGTGACCGACGGCTCGAAGTTTCCCTCCACCATTACCTCGCCCCCGGTCGCCATCGCGCCAGCTGCAGCACTGCGCGCGTTAGCCAGCGACTCCAGCGCGTATGAACGGCAGCGTAACACACCGATCGGTTGGTCCGCGAACGCAAGCGAAGCGTTGTCGATGCGCACAGGTGCGGACGCGCTGAATGTGACCTCGGTGAGCAAGTCCTCCATCATGGGCGCGTGCGTTAAGTTGATCCTAGCCTGCACTGGGTCGTAGGTGCAAGGCGTGATCCTGCACCCCATGGCGGAGCCCAAGTACATGAAGCACGCCGGGTGAGGGATCGGGTTCTGCTGCGCGCGCCAGTGGTACGTGTCGAGCGAGCGGCCCGCCGCACGTGCTTGCTCGAACGTCCCATCCCCCCCCTTTAGAGCACAGCGCTCCGCCAAGTACTGCGTCGGGACGACTGCGCCCAACCCGTTCTTAGGGTTCAAGTGCAGCGCGACGAACAGCGCGCTAGTCCTAAACGTCCTGTGCTCGATTGCCACCTGGTAGCTCGTGCCGTACGTTTCCGTGACCTGAACCTTGTCAAACGCTGGACGGCTAACATCCTCGAGCGTCCCCGCGAGCGCGCCGTAGCCCTGCATGTCGGCCGAACCGCTTCTGGCTTTGGTAAGCGTGGTTGGCTCGACCCAGAAGAACGGTGCTACGACTGCATACTCCAAGTGGCGGGACGCCGGGCACATAATGAAGCTACGCTCCAAGTGCCCGACCGCGACTGAACCACCTGTCGTATTGAACAAG